CGCGATTTTCACTTCAACACATCAGAGTTATACAATCCTGATGTTATTATTTATTCTTGTCTTATTGTCTTATTGTCTAAATAGATATAATAATAATAATAAAAACATACACTTAGGTGGCTTGGGTATTTAGACAAACGACTAGACAAAGCATTTCGTGTCTAAATACCCTTGCGCAGTGGATTATGCGGCACGCTTAGCACGTTCCGCCATTAGGTCGATCAGTTTCGCAGTGGCTTGTGGGTCTTTGTTCGTAACCTCTGCACCACCTGCTTCCGCGTCGTCGAGCTTCTTGTGGACCATGGCTAACAACTGTTGAACGTCTAAGTCCTTGACGATTTGAGATACGGATTGCTCGCCTTCGTACCACTTGGCTTGATCCATTAGGTAAGCGACGACCGCGTCACCATCGACAAAGTCCGCGTCTTTAATGGCTGACTTGTTGGTGACTGCAATATCCTTGTCAAAGCGTGCAAACCCATTAGCGGTTATCCACTTGACCATTTGCTTGCGGTTCATACCTGACGCGGCATTGAGTATGTCGTCAAACATACGTGGATCGCTATGCTCGTAAGCGTGTCCGGCGATTTCGCACAGAATGACGTGATACTTGTCGCGCAACGACTTGGTGTTACGTGCAAGGGTATTGATTGACTTCTTGATTGCTGATGTTTTACGCATGATAAACTCCTGATAAGGTTATGGGGTTAGGTTATGAGCACCCAGTACGGATGCGCATAATGTAAGCCCATAAAGACTTACCCAATCATATTCCCGTTAATCTGATAGGCACGCATGATTGGTTGCGTATAGCCGCGTAAGGCGGTTTCCTATCCTCAGAGGGATTACACCGAGCGAAACAAGTCATTAGCAGTTATTAACTGCACAAGATTTTCCGACGTTACTCGAACTGCACCCAATCATATTGCTATTTCATGGGCGTGCATGCGTGATTCCCCGTTACTATTCGCGTGTTCGATCAATCAACAGCTTAAGAGCAAGCTAATATCAAAAACACTAGGGGCGAGCACATGCATCGCGTGGCGGTAAGGGTGGCACCCGTCGATCTTAAGCTATGTTAGCCGCGTCGGTCAGTCCCTACACCTATGGCGGCACGTAAACAGTGGGGGGGAGGGACCGATGGGGGGCCGGGGGGCCACCAGCCCTTAGGTATCACGTATACCGCAACCCAAAATTTGACCCTTTTTAACCACACAACTCCTTATCAGCTTAATCTTTTAGTCGTTGCGCTGTGCCCGGCAGCAGACCTGCGGCGACGGTTTACATTTATTGACTTGTATGTGTTCACGCGTTAGCATCTGACACCATGAGCAAACAACTGTACAAAGCAATTGACCCTAATCAGGTAGACAAACCCATCTTGTCTCCAGCAGATATGTTGGCGATTGAAGAAGACCCGTCCAAAATGGAGACGGTAGCCCGAATGCTGGGTGCAGTTAACCTCGATAACTTGTTTAGACACATGCAAAACCCCTCAATCAACCCAATGGCCCGGATTGAGTTCCAAAAAATGCTGAATAAGCTCGGCAAACTGGAACCGGATACCAAAGCGGACAACATCGGTGGTGGACCACAGGTCATAATCAACATCACCCGCGCTAAGGACCGAGACGAAGCCATTACTATCGAAGGTCAGGCGCTCGACGATGCTACATGAAGTTAATTTTGAGGTTATCCGAAGCCTAGACGACTTTTTTTACTCGGAAAAATTCATATCCCTAGCTATTGGGCCGGTCGGATCGACTAAAACGACTGCCGGTATTATGAAAATCATGCACCATGCGGCACAGATGGCCCCGTGTAAGGACGGTATTAGACGTTCTAGGACCATTTGGGTACGAAATACGCGTGAGCAGCTGCGAGATACGTCCATTCCGGACTTCCTCAAGTGGATTCCCGACGGTGTAATGGGTTCATTCCTCAAAACTGAGTACAAATTCGTCATAAAAATAGGCGATATTGAGTGCGAAGTGCTGTTTCGAGGGCTAGATGACGCCAATGACGTGCGAAGATTGCTGTCATTACAGGCTAGTTTCATCATATTTGACGAGTTTAGAGAGATTCACCCCGACATTTACAACGCTGCACAAGGCCGAGTAGGTCGCTACCCAGACAAAATGATGAATGGGGTAGGGTGCGTCACTGACGAAGGCAAATCCAATATGCACATCTGGGGGATGACAAACCCACCGGATATGGACACCTTTTGGGAAACTTTGCTGACTGAGCCGCCTGAGAACGTTCACGTAACGTTACAGCCCAGCGGTCTGTCCCCCGAAGCTGACTGGACACAGTTCCTGCCAGATGATTACTACGATAACCTCGCTAAAGGTAAGACAGAAGACTGGATCGACGTGTATATCAACGCGAAGTTCGGTAAATCATTGTCTGGTCTACCGGTGTTCCGTTCGTTTGACAGAGACGTGCACGTTGCGAAGGCTCCGATGAAACCTATGTTCTCTGACGACCCGCTGATAATCGGTGTCGACGCAGGGTTAACTCCGGCGGCGGTGATTGGGCAGGTAGCGTACGATGGGCGCTTGATCGTTTATGATGCTAAAATATCTGACGGTATGGGCGCGTTACGGTTCGTACGAGAAGTGATAAAACCTCTACTTGTTAACAAGTTCCCCGGACGACGCTCGATGATTATTATTGACCCGGCAGCATTTCAGCGTGCTCAGACAGACGAGCGTACTGTGGCAGACATCTGGCGCAACGAAGGCTTTATGGTCAAGAGCGCTAAGACAAACTCAGTGGCCGCTAGGATCGCAGCGGTCGATAGGTTTATGACACGCGTCGTCGATGGTAAGCACGGCGTAGTGATAGACCCTGAAAGTGCGCTGCCACTCGTGCAGGCACTAGCGGGCAAGTACCGCTACAAAATAAACACGAAAGGCGTACGGGACGAGAGTCCTGAAAAATCGCACCCATGGTCAGACGTAGCTGACGCATTTCAGTATATGTGTCTTCACGCGGATGGCGGAGAGACATTTGGCGGGATGGCTATGATGGACGAACGCAGGGAGGTCGTAAAGGTCTCTTCACGCGGTTGGACGTAAAGTGTTGACCTGTTAACAGATAGACGCTATTGTATCTATAGTATCGCACATGTGAGATAATATTTAATGGCACTAGGTTCGCAGCTTATTCCTGTTGCGCGTGCCTCTGACCTAGAGGCCGCTGCGCAGAGAGAGTCCGCTGAAAAGCAGATGACTCCAATGATACAGGGTTTGGCATCGCATGTCCGCCGTCGGTGGGAAGTGATGCGTGACCATAAGCGTACGTCAATCGAAGACCGGTTGTCTGCGTGCGTTCGTGCGAGGAATATGCAGTATGACCCAGCCAAGATGGCAGAGATACGTGAGCAAGGCGGCTCAGAAATTTTTATGGGCATCGTCAGCACTAAGTGCCGGACTGCTACTGCTTGGTTGCGAGATACACTTCTAGGCACTGGGTCAGACAAGCCTTGGACAATTTCCGCTACTCCTATCCCCGAAGTTCCGCCCGAAGTCGCGGCAAACCTACAACGCATTATGGCGGCAAACCTTCAGCAGTACTACGCTGCGGGTAATCAGCCGTTAGACCCCATGGAGCTTAGAGAACTCGCAGCCGGTATGAAAGATACTGCTACGCGATCTATGAAGCATGAGGCCGAAAAACGCGTTGACCGTATGGAACTCAAGATGGAAGACCAGCTCACAGAGGGCGGCTGGGTAAAAGCTCTCTACGAATTTACGAACGATCTCGCGACGTTCCCGTTTGCTGTTCTAAAGGGTCCGATACCCCGCAAACGAAAAGCTATGAAGTATGTTAAAGGCGGTTTATCCGCAGTTGACGTACTCCGTGACGAGTGGGAACGCGTAGACCCCTACAAATTCTTCTGGGCACCATGGGGCGATGATATACAGAACATGCCCGTTATGGAGCTACATCACTTAACACGTGAAGACCTTGAAGCGATGATCGGTGTTGAAGGCTACGATGAATCAGCTATTCGTACACTCCTCGCTAACTTCGGTGCAGGCGGGTTCGAGTGGTTAGAGCACTACGATAGCGAGATGGAAGACGTAACAGATAAGAATTTTGATGACGCCAGTAGTGACGTTATCGCGGCTTTACAGTTATGGGACTCTATTCCCGGCAAATTGCTAATCGAATGGGGTTTGTCAGAGGACGAGGTTGAAGACGCTCACCTGTCTTACCCGTGCGAAGTTTGGATGATTAACAACATCGTTGTTAAAGCTGTCCTAAATTACGACCCTCTAGGGCGTAAACCTTATTACCTCACTTCTTTCGAGAAGGTTCCCGGTCGTATAGATGGGAACGGGGTAGCCGACCTGACTATTGATGCGCAGAACATGTGCAACGCCGCCGCCCGTGCGTTGGCAAACAATATGGGCATTTCATCTGGCCCACAGGTTGGCGTAAACGTAAGTCGTCTCCCAGCGGGGGAAGACATTACTCAGATGTACCCATGGAAGATATGGCAGTTTAAATCGTCAGAGTATGGCGATGCTTCTGCTCCTATGCAGTTCTTCCAACCAAATTCTAACGCAGGTGAGTTAATGGCTGTGTTCGAGAAGTTCATGGAACTTGCGGACGAAGTGTCAGGCATCCCTCGTTATATGACAGGCCAGCATGTTCCGGGCGCAGGACGTACGTCGTCCGGTCTGTCTATGCTTATTTCTAACGCAGGCAAGAGCATAAAGCAGGTTATCGGTAACGTTGATTTTGATGTGATAACCCCAATGCTAGAGCGCCAGTACCAGCGTAACCTACGGTACTCGGAAGATCAGGACTTAATTGGTGATGTACAAATTGTTGCACGAGGCGCGATGTCGCTTGTCGTCAAAGAAGCTGAGGCTGTCCGTAAAAATGAGTTCCTCCGTCTTATTCTGGAGAGTCCTGTTGCGCAAGAAATTGTTGGACCTGCGGGTACGGCTGAACTCATGCGGGATTTGGCCGGTAATCTTAACACCAATGTTGACCGTCTTGTCCCTAGCAGAGAGGATATTGAAAAGCGGCAAACCGAGCAGCAGCAGCAAATGATGATGATGCAGCAGCAGCAGGCAGCTACCCAAGGCCCAGCTAATTTACAAGAAGACGGAACAGAAAAAGGGGGTCGGCAGGACAACTTTATAAGCCCGCGCCCTAATGGACGTTAATGTGTCTATCTGTTGACACGTTAACATATATGATATACTTTTAAGATATGATTGACTTAAACAATGTAGATAAACAAGCCATTACAGCCCTGACTAGGCTGAGAGAACCCGGCAATGACGCATTATTTAGGTTACTGGAGGCTGAATTAGAAACCTCCAAGCAGAAGCTAGTACACGCAGTCGACATGGTCCAAGTCCACCGATTGCAAGGACGAGCGGAAGCATTTGAAGATTTACTGAACGCCGTCATAGACGCGCCGAAGGTAGAAAAACGCGCTTATGCGCAAAATACGTGAAGCACACCATAACGGGAACAGCATACCCACGGGACGCTAGGAACAGAGTTGGTGCTTTAAGGAGAGAAACATGGCATTGCCAAGACAGGTGCAAGCTCAGCTTGCTGAAGTGGAAGAACTAGAGAAAACGCTAAACGCCCAAACGGAAGCACCAAAGAAAAAGAAGGCAAAAGAGCCTAAAGTTTCAGAGGTAACACCCGAGGATACCGAGGCAGAAGTACCAGTTGAAGCGGAAGCAGCAGTAGAACCTGAAGACGCAAAGCCAGCTGACACGTCACCGACGGACGTAGCGGACGAATTTGAGCAGAAGTACAAAACCCTACGCGGGAAGTACGATGCTGAAGTCCCTCGCTTGCACTCGCAAGTTAAGGACTTAACGGCTAAACTGAACAACCTCTCTGAGAGTTTGGCAGCGAAGCCCAAAGAGCCGACGAAGCCGAAGGAGAAAGTCAGTTATGTGACCGATGAAGATCGAGCCGAATTTGGTGAAGAACTGATAGGCGTTCAGCGTCGTGTTGCGCAGGAAGTGTCTCAAGAATATGAGGGACGTTTTGAGCAGCAAAGCGCGATTATCGAACAGCTTCAGAAACAACTGAAGTTAACAGGTAATCAGGTTGGAGAGATGAGTTTTTCTCAGAAACTGTCCCAGATAGTTCCTGATTTTGCTAGTATCGACAATGATGAACGTTGGGTAGAGTGGTTAAACGAGTATGATCCCATGCTGCGTGGCCCTCGCCGAGATCAGGCGGCACAGGCGTTTAATAATGGAGACGCTGAAGCAGTAGCACATTACGTGAAACTGTGGAAAGAATCTCTAGGGCCAGATGTGCCACAAGAGCGTCAGAATCGCCAAGCCGAACTCGAGAAACAGGTTGCGCCTAATCGTTCAGCGAATTCCGCGACAACGAAGAGTGTAGGAAAAGACGCTAAATTTTACTCTGAAAGAGAAATTGCAGCTGCTTGGAACAAAATACGCACTTTGAATACGCGGCATAAGTACGATGAAGCCACAAAACTTGAAGCAGATATAACAACTGCGTATCTTGAAGGCCGTGTACGAGCGTAAACGTGTTAACAAGTAAGCAGCTGTTAGTAACCAACTTAAACTAATAGGAGGCCAATTATGGCTGCTGTATTCCCCGTCGTAGGCTCAGGCTCATTCGACACAAACCCGTCTTATTCGGGTGCATTTATTCCACAACTGTGGTCTAACAAACTCAACGCTAAGTTCTACGCGAACACCATGATGACTGAAATCGCCAACACTGATTGGGAAGGCGAGATCAAAAACCAAGGTGATACCATTCGTATCCGTACTGCTCCGTCGATCACGATCAACGATTACGCAGGCGCTGGAACTACCCTTTCCTCTGAAGTCCCTACTCCGATCTTCCTTGATATGCAGATCAACAAGGGTAAATACTTCAGCGTACAGGTAAACGACGTACTTGCTCATCAAGCCGATATGGACATGATGAACATGTTTACGGACGACGCTGCTAAGCAGTTGAAGATCAACATTGAAAACGAATGTTTCTTTAACTGGTTCGTAACTGAAGGTGCTAACTCAAGCAACACTGGCGCAACTGCCGGTGCTTTGTCTGCTGAGTACAACCTAGGTACTGACGTTGCTCCTATCGACCAAGCTACTCCTAAGAACGTATTAGACGCGATCCTTCGTATGTCTGCTGCTCTTGACGAGCAAAACGTTCCAGAAGAGGGCCGTTGGTTGATCCTGTCGCCTTTCGACCGCCAGTTGCTTATGCAAACTGACATCGCTCAGGCGTACTTCACAGGAGATGCTTCAAGCACTATCCGTACTGGTAAGATCGGTATGCTAGATCGCTTTGAAGTTTACGTTTCTAACCTTCTCCCTAAGGGCGCTGCTGCTAAAGCATTGGTTCCGGGTCTAGCCGCTACTTCAGGCGGTGCTACTGTAACAAACGCTAAGAACCGTCGTATGATGGTTGCTGGCACGAAGAGCGCTTGTGCGTTCGCGTCACAGATCAGCAAGACTGAGCCATTACGTAATCAAACTGACTTTGGAGACATCGTCAGGGGTCTAGCCGTTTATGGCCGCAAGGTCATTAAGCCTGAGGCTTTGGTTACTACTATTGTTGGCGCTGCGTCTTAATAGCCTTTGAGGGGGGGTTCGCCCCCCTTCTTTTAACGTAGGAGGTTATTATGGAAGTATTTCAGTTTATTAACGCCGTAGGAGCAGAGGTTGTTGCTAACAAAGCAGTAGCTAAAGTCGACGGTTCACGCGTGGTTGTAGCCCAAGTAATCGGCGACAAGATGGTTCTAACCGCCGAAGGCGAAGAGATGGCTAAGACTATAAAGCCTACTCCTGCACCTAAAGCGACGAGTTCCAAGTCAAAGACCGCTGAGACTACTCCTGCACCCAAATCCAGCGAATAGGGGGTAACGGATGTCTACCGTAAAAGTCACGGACATTATTAGACGAGTAGAGGATGTCCTTCAGGACACCAATATTCGATGGCCGCGTACGGAATTGCAGAACTGGATGAACGAGTCTTATCTCGCCATTACTCTCGCACGTCCTGACGCAAACGCCAAAGCTGGTACATTTACATGTGCCGTAGGTACGCGACAAACGCTGACCAAGACAGGCGGCGGCGGTTATCCATCCGCACTACGCCTCTTAGATGTAACGCGTAACTTAGCCAGCACTTCAGGGTATAAGGTAATTCGCCTTGTTGCTCGTAGTGTTCTGGACGATCAGCGTCCTGCATGGCACGCTGAGACTGGTACGACAGCTATCCAGCACTTCACGTTTGACCCACGCCAACCGAAAGAGTTCTTTGTCTATCCACCGGCTACAGCAGCCGCTGAGATTGAAGTTGTTTACACGGATTCTCCGGGCGCAACTGCACTGACAGAGTCTCAACTCGATCCGGCAGGTTCAGACACAACAGTTATTTTGTTGGACGACATTTATATGTCTCCGATGATAGACTGGATTCTGTATAGAGCGTACTCGAAAGACGCTGAATACGGTGCCAACGAGCAACGTGCGCAGGCGGCATATGGTGCGTTTAACGCAGCTCTGACCACTAAAAACCAAGTAGACTCGGCGGTATCACCCGCTAACATGAGTTCGGTGACTTAATATGGCAGTAGCATGGGCTAACTTCCTTCCGTACGTTCAGCCCATTCTTCCGGGCTGCCCGGAAATAATCATCGAATCTCATCTGCAAGAAGCCGCAGCGGAGTTTTGCGCCGTAAGTAATATATGGCGTTATGATATTGATAAGGACTACACCAGTAAAAATACGGGTGAGTACGAGATCGAAGTTCCTACCCGTTCCGTTCTGGAGGACATATTAGTCCTATATGTTAACGGACAGCCAATCCACCGAGTATCAGACCGCCATTTCGATTTACCCAGTGGGGCTGAAAACGGACGCCCCATGTCTTTTAGTATCTACCAAGACGCGCAAATAAGGTTCTACCCAACCCCCGACGGCAAGTACGAGTTCGAGGGAACAGGTGTTATTAAACCTTCTTTGTCAGCAACAGGCGTAGAAGACTTTATCTTTGAGACGCATGGGCGATCTATCGCTTGTGGAGCTATCTACCGACTGGCGATAATTCCGGGCAAGGAATGGACCAATCCTGAACTTGCCGCTTACTATAAATCAGAATTCTACAAACACGCCACAGACGCGAAAGGACGTGACACACGTCGCGCTAGTCTCCGCGCTAAAATGGTTGGGTTTGACAAAGCCAGCGTTCGCAGGGGGATTTAATGGCTCAGGTATTTAAGTACGTACAGGGCGATACAGGCCCGCAAATACGTGTAACGCTAACAAACGAAGACGATAACGCACCGGTTGATCTAACCAGTGCAACAGTGACGCTGCACTTCCGCGAGGCGGGAGCAGAAAGCGTTCTATTTTCTCGAGCATTTTTTATTAACCCCGATACAGCGTCTAACGGTGTCGCGGTTCTTCAGTGGGCAACAGACGACCTCGAAGTCGACGCTGGAACCTACGAAGGTGAAATTGAAGTTGTTCGGAGTAGCGGTGTTCGTGAAACCCTCTTCGACAAACTGAAGTTTAAAATCCGGGAGGACTTCGCGTGAAGTTAAAGTCTGTCGAGCTTGTTAATGCGTTGTCTGCTACGTTTGAGCAGCTAAACGTACTTACGCAAACTTCGGTAAACATTAACCAGAACGTGGTTACAGCAGAGCAGGGCAACTTTGTTCTGTTCGCTGCATTCCTAGACGTATTCCATATTTCAGATGGTAGTCGACCGTCTGACCAGATTATTTTTGACTTCTTTAAACCGCTTGTCGACGACGCTGCCATAGCAGATGTTGCGTCCAAAGGGGTGATTAAAGCGTTTAACGACGCTGGTTACCTCACAGACAGCGAGCGGCTCCAGTTTGCCAAAAACACTTTCGAGACGATCACGACCAGCGACCCGTACTATTTTGAGTTCGCTAAGGCTCTGAACGACAGTGTTTCGAGTATCGGTGACGAAGCGTTGCTGTTCGCTAAGAAAGTTCAAGGTGATGCCATTGGCGCATCCGAGACGATTTCTCTAAATTCTGTGCTAGGCAAGGCTGACACCTCTACCGCACTCGATGAACCTGCACTAACCGTGAGCAAACCTTTACTAGATGACTCTGCGGTTATTGATGCGCACACACTAGCGTTTGCAAAGATACTGGCCGACCAAGTGGCGAGTGCAGAAGACTACGTTACAATCTTTACTAAGAAGGCTTCCGACGAGGTTGTTGCGTCACTAGACCTACTCCAGAAGAACTTTGGAACGGCTTTTGACGATGCAACGTCTCTGTCTGAAGCGCATTCTATCGCAACGAGTAAACCCATTAGTGAGTTAATCGCTAGTGCTGGAGACCAAGCATTTCTATTTGCTAAAAAGGTCTCAACAGAAGCTATCGGCGTAATTGACGATGATGTCATAGCCTTCGCTAAAGCCCTTTCTGACCACGGGTTTATATCCGAGGCCATTGATACTCTTACAATGGGAAAAGTGCTTACAGAGGCTCCAGCTGCGTCTGATGCAATTAACTCGAAGGTAAGTACAAAACAGCTTAGTGACACAGTTAGTTTTACAGACGATGTCGACGGTTCTGCATCTATTCTTGATGACCAAGAGATGCAGTTCCAGAAAATTAGAACAGACATCGCGGCTGCGATTGATGTGTTTGAACGTCAGGTCGACTTTGATAGGGCGTTTGCCGATACAAGTGGTGTCGTTGATAATGACCTTCTGGCTATAGGGAAGACACTATCTGAAGCGCCAAGTGCGTCCGAAATTTTAAATATGGTTACAGGTAAGCAGTTATATGATATACCTGTAGCAACCGAAACTCTGGCTAAGTCTCTTGTGAGACAATTAACAGACAGCGCCCTTTTTGGAGACGCGACAGTAGTATCACCTAACAAGGTGGTACTTGATTTGACCTCGAGCACCGACGCGGGGACATTGAGGAGTCAGGGGTACTCTGACTTTACCTACTTTAAGGAAGACTTTGTCGGAGCTTCCACTACGTTCTGAAGGAGATCGTTATGATTAACGAAAACTTGAAGCTCTCCGGCCAGCTTAACATAGTCCTGAAGGACAAGGCCGGAAACGTCAAAGACTCGCGAGATTTAAAAAACCTCGTCGTAAATGCTGGACTAGCGTATATCGCGTCACGCATGAAGGACACCACTAAAGGTGCGATGTCTCACATGGCTCTGGGGTCGGGTACTACTACCGCCGCAGCAAGCCAAACTGATCTTGTGACAATCTTGGGGTCGCGTGAAGCACTAGACTCCACGGCTATTGCTGGGTCGAACAGCGAGAAAGTTGTTTACGAGGCTTCGTTTGAAGCCGGAGACGCAACTGGTGCGGTAACTGAGGCCGGAATCTTCAACGCAGCTACCGGCGGTGACATGCTATGTCGCACAAAGTTTAATGTGGTCAACAAGGCCGCAGACGACACGATGTCCGTGACTTGGACCATCACTCTGTCTGCATCTTAAAACGTTAGGGGTGTAATCAATGACAACGATAACTACACGCGCTGGTAAGGGTTCGCCCCTAACTAATACTGAAGTCGATGACAACTTTTCGAACCTCAACAGCGCAAAATACGAGAGCGGGGCTTCCCCGACTTTTGGCAGCACCATTCTTACTACAGCCGATACCGTTAATTTGACGTTAGACGGTGCGTCTGCGAACTCGAAAAATATATATTTTAAAGGTGACAGTAGCGCGCAGAGGGGGCGTATAGCGTCGATCGGAACGTCTCTGTACTTCCAGCTTACGGTCGCCACTAACTATTTAACTATAAACCCCGGTTCGACGGTCATTAACGACTCTAGTGTCGACCACGACTTCCGCGTTGAGTCTAACGACAACGCTAACATGCTGTTTGTTGATGGCGGTGCTAACCATGTAAACATTGGTACGCCTACGGATTACGGAAGTACCTTTAACGTAGGTGGTAATACCGCTCTAAACAGAGGTACTAACGGTGCTACTACTGCGTCAGGTGCAACGCTTAGTATTCAAGGTACAGGCAATTTTAACTCAAATTACTTCGGCTCAAGCCTAGCCACTGTTGCTATTCGTTCTAATGAACCTGCAAACAATAGTTGGAATCCTACCCTACACATAACGACTATCCGTCAGTCTTTAGGCACTAATCAAAATTCTAACGGTGGTATTGGTTTCAGTA